GACATGAATAATTTAACCGATGATTTGGTTGATTCAATAGACTGGAACTACTTGTATAAGACACAAGATTTATAAACAATAAAAACAACAACATGAACAAAGAAATCGTAAAAATCGAAGCAAAAGAATTATCGCTAGTAAGTGACAATTCACTCAATGCGAATCAACTCGCATTATTAATGAAACGTACTCCCGACAAGTTTGTACGTTCCCGACCTGCTAAGGGTGGTGGAACGTGGACATACGTTAGCGGTGGGTATATTCGCAAAGTCCTAAACCTAATGTTTGGATGGGACTGGGATTTTGAAGTACTAAGTGAAATAGTACAAGCAAATCAAGTAATCGTTAAAGGTAAATTGACTTGTCGTGTGAATGGCAAAGCAATAGTAAAGACGCAATTTGGGTGTAAAGAAATCATGTATAAACGTGGTACACAAGACCCGTTGAACTTAGGGAATGACTACAAGGCTGCAGCTACCGATGCGTTAAAGAAATGTGCTGCTGATATTGGCATAGCTAGTGATATTTATGGCAAAGATGAATTTAGAGAAATAGCGGTTAATACCGAATCAGCCGAAGAAACACACAACAGCAAAGAAAAAAAGCGTGTAGAGAAGCATATCTTACAAGCTAGCACTGAAGATGAACTTGTACAAGTATATGAGTTAGTTAGTAAGTATGATTTGGTAACTATTTATGAATCTAAAAAAGCTATACTCAATGGAAAATAAAGTACTATTCAGATGTAGTGGTGCAGGTGTATTACTCACCGAACCACGATTAAAGGCTGATAAAGAAGCTGGTTTACTATCCGATACCGCAAAGACATTTGTCGAAGATAAATGGCTATTTGACCAATATGGATTTCGTGAAAGCATTAAAAATGACTACATGGATAAAGGTATAGAATGCGAACAAAATTCTATGGAGTTAACTCAAGATGTTTTAGGTGGTGGATTTCGTTCAAGATTCAATACTAAGCTATCAAACGACTACGTTATAGGCACTCCAGATGTGGTAATCGCTGATTACGTTGAGGATATTAAGACTTCATGGAATTTAAAGACCTATTTTAACGCCGAACCTACAACTATGTACATAACACAGGCTCAATGCTATATGTGGCTAACAGAACGCTTAAAATATCGTTTAATCTATTGTCTTGTACCAACACCTCAACACATCGTAGCAAACCAAATGCAGAAACTATCATATAGCTATGGTGGCAACTATGACAATTTAGACTATATCGAAGAATGTCAACAAATCCAACGTAACAACGACTTGATTAATGAAATACCGAAAGATGATAGAGTTAAGGTTTTCGAGTTTATGTATGATGAAGCGTTAATTGAGAAGTTGAAAGGACAAATTGAAAAGGCTAGAAATTATTATAACACATTAAAATTGAAATAAGATGAACGAAAAAATTAAAAGCATTATCCACTCATGCAACACGATACCGCAACTAGAAACATCTATGAATTTCGTTGAGTACATCTACATCAACGACCAACAAGCCTACATCGAAGCCTTAAACGAGATTCAAATACGAACAGAACACCTGGCGATATGTGGCATCAAGTCTATGACACCCGAACTTATTAACGAAATACATAAAATGGATTAACTATGAATACAATACTAGAGAAGTGTTTGGTACTTATTACCAATGCAGGGGTTAACCGATTTAAGCTGTTACGAATATTAGCTTATGCAAAGAAACATCTAAGCAAAGACGATCAAGATAAAGTTTCTGATGCTTATAAAAAGAAAATACAACCATGAAAAAATAAAAAACATGAAACTAAAAGACAAAATAAACACAGCAGAGGAGTATAAGATAATACTCGAAGAGAAGCTACGATTAGAGGCTTATCTTGACCATATAACTAAGTTACTAAGGGCATACATCTATCAAGAAGATTCTAAACTAAAAAGAGATAAAAACTTATGGAGCTGAATAAATTAGAAATACTCAAAGACATAGTTAACGCAATTTTTCACGTTGATATTTCAATTAAAAGAAGAACAGCACACCTTGTAATGGCTAGGCAAATATTTTGCTATATTGCCACAAAAAATAGGTTTAAATTTGGTTCTATTTATCATTATGAAATTCCTCTAGTGTACGTAGGTAAATACATAATGTCCGACCATACAATGGTTATGTATAATAGGGCAAAAGTATCTGATTTACTTTCCATCAAAGATGAAAAAATAGTAAGAAACGTAAATAAAGTTGAAAATCTTTATAAATCTATGTTGGAATCATTAGAAAAAAATGAACTTGCTATTGCCTAATCAAAAGATGGTAATTCAGTCAACTACGGAGGCTTTTACAGCGATGAAGTATAAAAATATATCGAGTAATAACTAATAAAAATTTATATTTACTAATTAAAAAAAATAAAACATGAAACAAACTAATTTATTCGGTCAGGAATTTGCACCAAATCAAGATGAAAAAAAGTATTCATCTAAAATCGAATCACCTATTTATGAACCTAAAAATGTGAAACCTCACTTAATTGAACTTTGTGATAAAAGTAAAACATATAGGTTAATTAGAGAAATAGAAACATCCTCACTAGATTATGATGAAAAAAAGTTTTTAATTGATGCAGCTAGAAGGCATAATATTTTTAACTATGAAAAAATTGCTGATTATTACGCACATTCAAGTAAAGAAATGCAACACTTAATGGAACGCAGTGGATTAGTTATAATTGACTTTGAAAAAGCTATTGAATATGGGTATGTAAAATTGTGTGATGATATTAGAAACCAATACTTAGAAGATTATGGACAATAAAAATTTTGCTGTGTTTATATTAACGCATGGTAGACCTGACAACGTTAAAACATTAAGCACACTAAAAAAATGCGGTTACACAGGTAAAATATATTTTATTGTCGATAATGAAGATAAAACTATTGAGAAATATCAAAAGAATTACGGAGTTGAAAATATTAAGATATTTGATAAAAAAGTTATTGCAGACTTAGTTGATGAAGGCAATAATTTTGATGAACGTAGAACAATTACACACGCTAGGAATGCTTGTTTTGAAATTGCTAAACAATTAGGGATTACATATTTTGTACAATTAGACGATGATTATTACTACTTTGGTTATAGGTATGATACTGGCGCAAAGATTATAAAAAACATGGATAAAGTGTTTGAAATCATGCTATCATTTTACAAAAGTGTAAATATAAAATCTATTGCTTTTGGGCAAGGCGGTGACCATATTGGCGGTTTTAGCGGTATAAAACTTAAAAGAAAGTGTATGAATAGCTTTTTTTGTAGCACAGAAAGAGAATTTCAATTTGTAGGTGCAATGAATGAAGATGTAAATACTTATACAACTTTAGGAAGTCGAGGTGATGTATTTTTTACATTTACAAATTTACAATTAGACCAAAAAGATACACAAAGCCAAACAAGCGGTATAACAGATATGTATCAAAGATTTGGCACATATTGCAAAGCGTTTACAACGACAATGATGCAACCAAGTAGCGTTAAGGTATCAATGATGAATAGCAATAACCCTAGAATACACCACTCTATTAAATGGAAGAATACAACACCAATGATATTAGATATTAAACACAAAATTCACTAATTAAAAAACGCTGGTCACGAACGACTAAAATAAAAATGACAATAGAAATAAAAGGTCAAATCAAACTAATCGGACAACCCGAAGTAAAGTCCGAAAAATTTACTAAACAAGAAATCGTTATCACTATTGATAGTGATACGAATTACCCACAACACGTTCCCATCCAACTAGGGCAAAAACTACTAGGTGTTATCGGACAATTCCAAGTAGGGCAAGTGGTTAAAGCTACGTGCAATGTTCGTGGGAATGAATGGAACTCGAGGTATTTCTTATCGTTGGAAGCATGGAAAGTTGAAGCGGATGGGGTTAGTCAAGCACCGATAGCGCAAGTGGCAACGCCTAGTAGTGATGATTCTGAAAGTTTGCCATTCTGAGTAAAAGAATTGATGGATTATTTTGAGGTGTCAAAGTAGTTTATTATATTTGCAGATAGTATAGGCATTTAAGGGATGCTGATTTAAAACTAACTTTATTGCCACTTTTGGAAAGAAATGCCCTTAACATTTTGAGTACGAAAGTGGCATTTTTTATTTTATGAAAAAACAATTTATAGAAAAAGAAAGTTACAACCACAAATTTGCTAAAAACTTATTAGCATCGTGGTTAAGGGATTTAGAATCTAAAGACGACTTCTGTTCACTTAATCCATTTAATTGGAGAAGGAATTATGGAGTTTTTGAAGAACTAAAATTCCATAAAGGAGATGATTTGTATTATTTTGAATGTTCTGATGGGGTGAAACAATGGGATGAAAGAAGTACTAACCCGAATGATTATTTTTATCCAGATTATAATAGAGGTGAAATACTTTTTGTACCTGATATTACAATATTCCATAAAGGTTGCCCAAAGATATTAATAGAAATAGTACATACTAATTCTGTATCAGAAAGTAAAATAGCTAAAATAAATGATTTTTTTGGTCGCGACAACATAGAATTATATGAAGTATTTGCAGATGATGTACTTTCATATTGTGGACAGCCTGATAGTATCTATGCTAAAAAAATACTATAAAATTATATCTTAAATTAACTATATTTGTAACAATCAAAGGTTGGGTAGGCATATCCGTAAAAGTTAGCGTTTCTTTCCTTTGGTTTTATTTAAACGCAACAAAAAACCATACATTATGATTACACTCAACAGGAGTTTACGACTATTAGACAGCGGATTATCTTTAGCTACTTTAGGTAGTGATAAGAAATCGAATTATACATGGTCAAAGAATCAAACTACTCAACTTAGTAAAGAGGAATTTACTACTCGATACAACTACAAAGGTGGTTATATTAAAAAGGATGGCTTTGAAATGCTACCAACCGAAAATATAGCTATCATAACAGGGTATAACAATGTTGAAGTGATAGACGTAGATTTAAAAGTATTCCCAACATTACCAGAACAAGAAGCATTTTGGAAAGAACTATACGATTATCTTCATACGAACATTGATGATTTCGATTTGAAATTCGTAATATACAAAACTAAGAATCAAGGCTATCACATACTCTACAAATGCAAAACTATTGTAGGCAATTCTAAGATAGCAAAATTAGAAGGGCATAAAGAATGTGTTATTGAATCACGAGGAAAAGGAGGTTACGTTGTAGTTTATGAGAATAAAATATCTAAACTAGATTACACCGAAATACAAGAAATAACGGAACGTGACAGACAAATACTATGGGATATATGTAGAACGTATGACTATGTTGAACCACAAGAAGAAATTATACCAACTAAGAAACCTGCAACTATTTACCCATCGAATGAGGGGATAACACCATGGCAAGACTACAACGACAAAACTAATATTTTCGACATTATAGGTGATGATTTTAAGATAGTCAAGAAAATATCTAAGCATTACATCATACTTCGACATGGTGCAACATCTACTCAAAGTGGATATGTTTACATAGATTCGGGTTGTATGTATTTATTTTCAACTGGCACAATATACCCAAATGAGAAACTTATTACACCTTTTCAAGCCTACACGATAAAATATCATAAAGGTGATTATACTGCATCAGCTAAGGATTTATACAACAAAGGTTTTGGATCACGTAGGGTTTATAAGAAAACAACCGAAATCAAAGAAACTATTAAGGTTAATCAAGACCAACTACTATTCCCTATTGACATTTTCCCTAAAGAAATACAAGAGTATATCATTGAATGTAATCAAAAATTAGATAGTTCAATAGATTACATGGGTTGCTCAATGCTATGGTTAAT